TTGTAGATCCTTGAGTAAAATCATCTGCTTCACCTTTTAAAATTTGTGCGGCATATTTATAATATGGATTGTCTTCCGTCATATCAAAATCCCAGAAATTAAGATTCTTTTCACTACGAAAAGGAGTAAATTGATTTTGACCTGCAAGAACTCTTTTTATCGGGGAATAATTTTCATATCCCTTCAAGCCGTAAGTGCTATCAGGTCCTGTATATTTAGATCTGTTTTGAATTACATGTCCAATTGCCTGTGCATCTCTAAGGTTGCCCCCACCACCGGATGAACTTTCAGCGTGCATCATTCTCGCCATCGCTTCCACGTCGCTCATGTTTCTAAGCTTAATCATGCGTCTACTTTCATCTACTCCTTTTTCATCTGTCACTATTCCACCAAAAGCCTTTTGAGGTTTATAATCATCCATGCTTATCCCACCTCTGTTATATCCATGCATGCCCTGTCCTCCACGGAACTGTTCTTCCCAATCCATTTCTTTTGTCTCCTTTTGTGCTAGTTTTTTTGCTTTATCAGCTTGCGCATATTTTTTTGTGTGGAATATATTACCAGCTGGAGAAAAAGAATCAATGTATCTCTCAAACAGGTAGGAATAGTCACTGTCACCCGGCGTTGACATGTAGTCATATATGTAATCATCCGCCTTAGTGGTTTTATCCAGTATAATGCCTTTGTCCAAGGACTTTTTGGATACATCCCAAATGATGGGGTCATCCTTTGCATAGTCTTCCGGCGACGTCATATAGTAGTTCTCGTCAATAAGCTCCGCAACCTTGTTTTTCTTGTCTATGAAAATATGCTGGTTATTATGGAAGTCATCACGAACATCAAACTCTATATCAATCGTATCTTTACCTTCCTTGAAATTGACTAGATCCTCATTACCATCCGCTGTCTTGACTGAAAGTTTATGATTGTCCCATTGTGTCATTGGCTTTTTTAAGTATGTTATAGTTGTTCCGTTAGGAAGTTTCGCTACACCTTTATTCTTTACAACGGAACTTAACGCCGTAGCCATTTGTCCCATCCACGGCGGTGCGAATGACAGTGCCGCTTTCTTCGCGGCTGGTGCCGCAAGTTTCATCGCTGATCTTGGCAATGCTGCGGATGCAGCTGTTGCGCCCATACCCTTGAGGAACTTTCTTCTTGACATCATGCCAAGGCTGTCACCTAGAAGCTTCTTGATTATTCCGCCGCCGGCGTAGCCGTTGACTATTCCGCCTTCAGCTAAAGAATATTTGTCCATTAAATCCCAGTTAATAATTTTCTTATCTAACTCTTCTAAATAATTATCTCTTCTTTCAGCAATCTGTTTTTTAGGTCTCGCTCTATTTATTCCTTTAGGTTCAAAAAATACATTGTCGTGCCTCATTGCTTTTGTCCAATCTTCTGCTGCAGGAATTATATGGCTTATTTCCGGTCTATCACTTTGTGTAAGTATGCCGGCCTTCTCCGCACGGGCTATGTCAGCCAATCTTTTATTTCTTTCTTTTACCATATTGCCCCAAACAGAATTATCCACTTGTCTTATGACATGTTCTACTACTGCATCCTCTGGTATACCTAAAGCTTTTCCATTTTTTATAGCTCTATTAACTTGTAAAAATAAAGAAGATTTTGAACTAAGGGAAGCTTTGCCTCTCACTGCTGAATCTATGTCATTAAATAATTTATATATTTGTTGAAAATTTTCCTCTTTAAGGCCAAGGTCTTTTTTTAATTTTCTTTTAACAGTAATTGGATTATCAAATTCATCATACTCTTTAAAATGTCTTCCAAATGCTGAAAGCCCCATTTCAAAAGGTTTGTAATTTTTTCCTGTTGCAGGATCTATTCTTTTAGCAAGTACACGTTTTCTTTGGGAACTTACATTACGGCCAAACATTTCATCCATTTCTTTTACTGTAAGTCGAAATAATTGTTTATCTGACATACCTTGCAGCGTGTCTATAATATATTTATTTTTTTCTCCAGAAACAGGTGTGCTTTTAATTTTTTCGTGTATGACAGGTTTATCATGTAGATCAGCTAATCTTTTTTCTTCTACTACGCGTGGTATAAATCCTCTAATTGGTTTATTCTTTTCACCTCTTCTTTGTACTTCTACAAGCTCATCAAGTTCATATCTCTTGCCACCATAAACAGCGTGGGATTTTACTTTCTGACCTTTTTTAGCTCCTCCAGGGATTCCTTCTTTTAATTTTTTGTAAATAATTCTTGCAATAGACATTATCTTCTTTTAAATCTACTCACCTTATCTTTTACGCCATTTAGACTCGTATTCTTTTCTTGATTTTTTGGACTCCTTTACACCTTCTTTTGCACCTTTTCTTGAAAGTTTTTTTCCTACCCATCTAAGCATACTTGGTAATCCGTATAAAAGTTCCCCAGCAATGTTCATTTTTGTATAAGTGTCTTTTGCTTCCGGTGTTGAGTACTCTAAAATTGGATCTCCAAAATGTCCATACTGAAATGGAATATCATATTTATCAGTGAACGGTACGTTTATACCTTCAAGGCCAAATTCTCGTAAACCAGGACCAACCAATGCCTGATCTCCACCTTTTTTATATGGATTATCAATGCCATATCTGCTCTGAAATAATTCATTTACTGTTTTATCGTATAATTTTTGCTCTTCCTTTAGTGGAAATATTTTTTCATATCCTTTTGCATATTCATCATTATATATTTTATCATAATCCTCTGGTTCCTTTTCTGGATTATCGTAAGCCCACTTCCAATATGGAGGAAGATTTTCTTCTAAATCATCTTGTATACTATCTATGAACTTATCGTTATTTTTATCTAAATACGATACCTCTTTTTTATAATGATCGTCCACTAATTTATTAGCATCTGCATATACACGGTCACCAACTTTTGGATCTAAAGGATTTCCTCCTTGCTCCTCTGTGTAAAAACTAGGCATAGGATTCCAAGGAAGTGCGTCTAATTCATATTTTCCCATCTGTGTAATTGAATCTTGAAAATCTATTCCGGGTATAATTGTTTTTTCTCCCGTTGCAGGATTTACGTTCATGCCGTGCTCCTGAGCATATTCACTAAAAGGATTGTAGTAATCTGCGCTTGTAAATCTATCTATTGCTGCTGCAGGAATATCTCCTGCTAAGTCAGGTACAAAAGAAACAAGATCTGAAATTGTATTACCTACCATCTTAACTGGATCAGAATACATATCTAAATTAGTTAATCTATCTAAGTGCGTATCGCCGTACGATTTATATAATTCCGGTAAATCCAGATAATCGGCTAACGACATTATTCCTGTAATTGGTGATCCAAATGGATACATTAATAGTACTCCCTCCCTGTGCCTATTTTGACACTCTCCTCGTCTTCGTAATCATCTTTTAACGCAACAAAGTATCCTTGTCTATACCTCATTAACGCCTGCGTGGTTGAATCCACGTAGTCATCGTGGTCACCGAACGGAAATGCTGCGCATTCTTCTATCACTTCCTCGGCGAACTTTTTAGTGGGCGCCCATATCGCTCCCGACTCAAAGAGTGGGGCTACGCTGTTTACCCTCGAGTGTTTATCATTTCCTCTTGAGGGTGTATAATTTATAACAGGTATTCCTGCCTTTTGCAACTCATGAGTTAGTGGCATGCCACTTGCCTTCGCCTCTATGAGGATTGCCTCGGGTTCCCAGTACTTGTATTCCGTTTGCGCAATCTCTTTCAGCTCCGGAAAGTTCCAACGGCCACGTTTCGCGTCCAGAAGGATCAAATTCGGTTTTGAACCCTCTTCCGGCTCAAATACGCCCCATGTTGTTATTGCGGAGTAATCGGCTGTCTCTTTTGATGAAAAAGCGGTGTCATAGGACTGAATAATGTACTGCAAGTGCGGTATGTCCTCTTTTTCCCATTTTTTCCACCATTCACGCTTTATTATCGCCCCTTCCTCGGATGTTGGTGCCTGCATCCACTGTGCCTGCCATTTTGTAAGAGGAATTGACGCTTTTACGCCCATTAGGCCTTTTAGGGACCAAAAATTGCCCCACATCGGCTTTTCATTGATAATTGCCGGAAATTCAACAACTTCCCACTGATCCGTTTCATCATCCCTACCCTGGGCCTCTAGCAGCTTGCCTGTGAGATCTTTTATAGACCACCGCGTCATGACAAGCACTATCGCGCCACCTGGCTGAAGCCTTTGACGGGGTCCTGAAGTGTACCACTCGTAATGGGACTCCAAAACAGAGGGTGAAAGTGCATCTTGCTCCGAATGGGGGTCATCAATGACCAATAAATCGGCACCACGTCCAGTTATCGCACCACCAACGCCGGCAGCGAAATATTCACCGCCATGGTTTGACTCCCAACGGCCTGCGGCCTTTGAATCGGCTGCCAAACGGACGTTAGGGAACACCCTTTCGTACTCCGTTGACTCTATCATGTTCTTGGCCTTCCGCCCGAAGCGAATTGCGAGCTCTCCTGTGTGCGTTGTCTGAATGAGCTTGGCCTTTGGGTGCCTACCCATGTAAAAAGCTGGAAATAAGTGTGATGCAAACTCTGATTTTGTGTGTCTTGGAGGCATATTGACAATCAATCGCTTCAATTCACCGTTTGCAATACGGTTCAGCTTCTCTGCATATATCTTATGGTGCTTTCCTTCAACGAAATCCGGCCAAACGGCCTTTACAAATGTTAAAAAATCTTTTTGGGTTTCTTCTTGCTTGTCGAGGACAGCATTTTTGAGGATATATTTTAAAGTTTTGGTATCCAAACTCTCTAAATTCGAAATGGTTTTCATTTTTTAAAAATTTTTCTCCCTTTAGGTTCCCTATTATAATGTTTTTACACGTAATTGTCACTCTCAAACTTGCCCCCACAAAATTCAAAGCATGCTTATCGAAAAGGGGGGGTATGGGGGTCGGAGCTTGGGAGTCTGGACCGGGCGGCGAGTTTACGAGCCGCATAAAAGCCCGGGCGCGAAGTTATCCACAGGTTATCCACAACTTATCATACTTAATACTTGACACAACATCTAGTATCCTGGGCATAAAAAAAGGGCGATATGTGGGATATCGCCCTTTAGTCATCAACACATTAGGAGAAACTATTGTGCTAAACCTAATCTCTTTAGTAAGTAACCAATATCTTTTTGTAAGTGCTGTATCAATTCCAATGATCTAACATCGTCATTGTCTTTGTTCTCAACAACCCATTCAACAAGGCTATTCATCAACACACCACTAACTAGCTTCCAATCCATTGAGTCAGATTTGGGAACTGATGAGATGATATGCTTTAGATCAGTAACAGTTGCTTGATCTTTAGTGTATTCAATTACTTCTTTGATAACACTACTAATATCTACATTGTTTACTGATTTGTTTTCAGTCGTAGTAACTTCATTAGTCATTCTATTTCTCCTATAAATTAATGACACTATAAAACACTAAAAACCATAATAGTGCAATAGCTAATAAGAACATTGGGAAATTCATTGTGTATAACTCACATTGTTTATTTCTGTGATTGTGTCTGGGTTTACATTCGCCCAACCATGATCACCTTTATTACTAACACAGAATACCAATAGATAATTTGGGTGTTCTCTTACTTCTCCACTCTTGGTAAATCTATAGCCATTCTGTCCAATGATACCTCTTTTAATATGTCCTTGTTCTCCGTTATTCTTTGTCCACTTAATACTGAAAAATCCAAGTTTAACAATATCGTGAAATTGTTCTTTAGTCATATTTACCTTTCTATTTATAGTTATAATATAAGCATTAATAACCTAAATACAACAAATCAATTAAGGTAATAATAAGACATCTGTAATCAATCTCAACCCTGAAGTTACCCTGCTGCCCGTGCCCCGGGCGAACAGCTCACAGCTGTAGTATTAATAGAGGGAGTATGCGGGAGCTTGGGAGTTTGGGGGAATAGAACGGACTTCTGATCAACCGAGTAAGGACTAAACCCCATTACCATCTCCTTTTGAGGCAAGGGCCGAATAACTCCGTTTATCTTGCCTCGTATAATAGGGCTACACATTAAAAGAGGTAAGCCACATCCTATTATGTCCTTATTATATCATCAAATGTAACCCATCTCAACCCTTTCTTTCTTTTTCTTGTGGATAACATTTCCAGTCAGGAGGGAGGAAATCCCGGGGCGCCCGCCAGCAGAACTGGCAGCTCAGGACCGCAGCTGCTGGAGCTGCGTCCCGGGAGCTTGAGGAGTTTGAATGGAGTTTAACCACTCATCATCCTATATATTACCACCAAAATAACGCAGAAAACCACGATTTTCAATGGTATGAGTAATGTTAGTCAGTCCATTTGCACCTTCTCTTTCTACCTGCAATTCCAGGTTATTACATCTTACCAGGCATCTCCTGGATCTGTCAACAGGAAATTCAGGAAAACAAATGGCGGAAATCAGCCATTCTCTTCATGGAGGAAATCCCGGCGCGCGCCCCGGTGCGAAAACCACATCTCCAAATGAAATCCCAGAAAACCGCCATTTATAATCGGAGTTTGGGAGTTTACCCGCTGCGGGCCCGGTGCGTAACTATCCACAAGTTACCCACAACTTAATGTGGGTAACTATAGTGGAGTTTGGGAGTTAGAGCCTAATGCTCTTGCGGACTAAATATGTTCTTTATACCTTGAGCAAAAGTTTGCTCTTGGTCTTCAGCCATAGCTTCAGCCCGTTTCGCATTACGAGTCATAACAGGAACAACCCCATCATAATGATTCGCAATTCTCTTGAGTACTTCGTTATTTTCTTCTAATCCGTCTGCAATCCTATTGAGTGCGTGACTAATATGCTCGTCTACAACCATAATAACCTACTTTCTATTTATGTGGAACATAACACAACTGTGCTCGAGTGACTCGCAATGAGTGCCTAGCTAATGTTTAATGTTCCATATGTATTATAACATAAACTTATCCACAATGCAAGAGATCATTTGGATTATTTTGTCAGGAAGTTCAGGCGCCGGGCGCCCGGTGCGCAGCACCAGCAGCCAAGATCCAAAATCAAAGTGGCAGTTTTACGGGAGTTTCAGGAGTTTGGGGAGTTCCGCAGCGAGCCCGGGCCCCAGCTCCCCAGACCACAGGCAGCCGTCCACTGAATCGTAGTCTTTTTCACGGAGTTCTAGGAGTTTGGAGCTTGGAAAGAGTTTCGTGGTCTTCCGACCGGGATCATATATTAAGATAAATACAGGTGCGCCATGTATCATATGAAGCACATTCCAGGCGATTTGAAGAGGTGAAATTGATACTCTAGCAGCTCCCTTCTTGTTACGTCTTACAACCTTCAACTCAAGCGTGAAAAATCCAACATCATTGTGATATATCAAGCAATCTGGGAATCCAGGAGTAACGTATGACTCAATACGAGTTATAATATATTTCTTACTCCCATTTTCCAAACATTTCTTTAAATTCTTGTAAAAATTTGTTTCCGTTTTTACGGTCATATACTCTTTTGCTCTTCACTACTTTCTGCTGATACTTCGGTGATGTCCTTAATTCCTTCGCTACTGGATTTCTCTTCGACCGATAAGACAGTTTTATGACCTTCTTTTTTAAATTTTCCATCTAATCCTAATTCCTTTAATTGCTTGAGAACATCTTCCCTTGACATATCATCAATTGATCCTGTTCTAATCTCTTTTCTTTCAACATATAATCCTGCAGCTTGGCCACGTAATCTTTCGGCATTGATAGCAGCACTGTGTGACTTGTCTCCAAGTGCCCTATCTCTTAGTCTAGCCAGTTCCTGGACATGCTTGTCCATTTCAACTTTGTGTGTCTCTGCAAGCTCACTTCTTTTCTTCCTGACAGCAGCAACAACACGTGGGTATCGCTTAATGCTTAATAGCTCGGAAGCTGTAGTTGCAGCACGCTCTCTCTTATACCCAGACTGCCTTGCACATTCTGTTGGAGTCAATCTGCCTTCATTGGCAGTATATATTTCTACGAAAATCCGCTGTTTTTCAGTCAATCCATCCTCTCCTCTTGGGTATTTCAATGCCATGTCTCTGGTATTACGGATGGTATTACGAGTGACCTTTTCTTCCAAGGTAGCTAACTTGTTGGTATATATATCTTTTTCACTCATTTTAGCCTAAAAATACTCCTTTTTACTCCAATTATTCAATTTGCCAATACTTTGCCAATACCCGCTATCCCTTATCCCATATGACGAATTAGGGTTGGTATTACGGTATTGGCAATATCCCGGTAAAAAGAAAAAATAAAAAAACTTTTTAGCATCCAGCGCCAATACAATACTGTTCATAGTAAATACATTGATCTACTGGAATGTGGCAAAAAGTCAAGATATCCGCGCCTTTTAAGGGCATGCATCTTGGAATGCACATTACTCTTTGATTTCAGTCCAGTGAGTTGTTTAAGCTCCTCGTACGAAGGAGCATAGCCATTTGCACTGATAAATGATTGAATTTGTTGAAGAAACTTGTGTTGCTTGGGTGTCAATCCTTTTTTATCACCCGTAATACCTTTGCCAATACTCTTATTTTCTAACATATGTCCTGTCCTCTCTTCCTGGAAATTCACTGTATCCCTTCGCATCTGGGTTAGGCCCATAGGCCTTCCTCGTATGTCGGAGCATCTCGTTGTATCCCCATTCATTTATGGTCTCTTGTGTAATTGATTTTTCCAATGTATCTTTCAGTTCCTTTTCTTTTTCACTGAGCTCCAACCGCGTAGGACCCTTCTTCCTAACATACGTAGTTATTTTAGCCCATGTAATTATTATATCACTTTTTTTTGGTCGAAGGAAGCCTTTCTCTTGGTCCAAGCGTGGTAGTTCCTCCTCCTTATCAAAGTTGTTCTTAATGAATTCAAGCACATCCTTATCCTCCTCAAACTGTTTGACCACTTTTTCAATGACCCTTTTGTCCTTCCATAAGTTAATCTCGTATGTCTGCATAGTTTGCCTCTAAATATTCTATCTTTTTTACCCACCCTTTTGGTATGGTAATGTAACGTCCGCCGTTTTTATCATCCGGGTCCACACACCACGATCCCATGACAATGACCACTCGCTCATCATTCTTGATCATCCACCCAATGTCCATCACTGTTGCAAGATCGCCCTTCAGCATGTCCTCAAGTGACTGCCACCCCGTCTCGCCGTCCATGGCATCCATCCAGGTAACCTTCACCATAGGC